TAACAAATTTATGCCTAAATGAAATGAAATGAATAAAATAAAATGATTAAGTTGCGTAAATAAAAATATTTTTTTAATATACTATAATAATAAATGAATTTAGAGCTAAAACGTTTTGACATGAAATCAATCAGTTTCAAACCCAATGAATCAAAAGGTCCTGTAGTTGTTTTAATTGGGCGTCGTGATACAGGCAAATCATTTTTGGTAAGAGATTTATTATATTATCATCAAGATATTCCAATTGGCACTGTTATTTCCGGAACTGAAGAAGGTAACGGATTTTACGGAAAATTAGTGCCAAAATTGTTCATCCATAATGAATACAACACAGCTATTATCGAGAACATTTTGAAGCGACAGAGGCAGGTTTTGAAGCAAATTAAAAAAGAAATGGAACAGTTTAAAAGATCCACTATCGACCCTCGAACTTTTGTCATCTTAGATGACTGCTTATATGATAACACTTGGGCGCGCGACAAGATGATGAGGCTACTTTTCATGAATGGGCGACATTGGAAGGTAATGCTTATTATTACAATGCAATACCCTCTAGGAATTCCACCAACACTAAGAACAAATATAGATTACGTTTTTATTTTAAGAGAGCCATATATAGCTAATAGAAAGCGAATTTACGAGAATTATGCAGGCATGTTCCCTACATTAGAGTCATTTTGTCAGGTAATGGATCAATGCACAGAGAATTACGAGTGCTTAGTGATCAATAATAATGCCAAATCAAATAAGCTGCAAGATCAGGTCTTCTGGTATAAGGCAGATGCACACAATGATTTCAGATTAGGATCGAAAGAGTTCTGGGAACTATCCAAACAGATAAATGATGAAGACGAAGAGGAACAATATGATCCAAATAACGTGAAGAAACGCGGTGCGGGACCTAAAATTGCAGTAAAAAAGAGTAAATGGTAAAAACAAATTGAATAATACATAATCAAATAAATTATATATTATTTTAAACTAGAATATCTATTCGTCCTTCTCTTTCTCTTTTTCTTTCATTGAAAAAGGCCCACTAACAAGCTCAGATCGCCCATAATCCGTCTTGCCTACAACAATATTATCACCATCAAATAACTCTGAACGAATATCCGCAACAGAGATGGTATCAGAACTTTCAGTTGTTAGTGCCTTCTCCTGACTAGTTGCACTGACACCGATCAAATTACCTTCTTGATCAATATCTTGCGTTAAAATGTTACCATGCTTCTCTGCATTCTTCTTATTCTCGTCAATAGCCTTCTGCTTGGTCTCCTTGACACGAGACTCAAACGCATTCTTTGCAGCGGATTCATTCTTCTGCTTCTCCTGAGCGAGCTGATTGAGTTCCTCCTCCATGTATTCAACACGTCCAGTCTTGTAAGCCTCAGGATCCCAGGGCAACCAAGTGCCGACAGGCCCAACGAATACATCGAAACTAGGATCTACTTCTCGGATCAATTTAGCACGCAATTCGGCCTCTTCTTGTGATGCAAAATGGCCACGTGCCTTGAACCCGCGCACAGATGTTTGGAAATTATGCTTAATATTGAATTGCTTTTCAAGCTCATCCTCTTCCTTGTCCATAAAAGTCTTGTAGTCATCTTCAATAGAAGATGAAATAATATTATCACGCTCTTCCTTGACAAATCCCTCGTAGTCCTTCATGACATCCTCAAATGACAACTTGTATTTGTAAGACATAAAATTAATAAATTGATGAAACTTTTCCATGGATTTAGAAAATTCCCATCTCTTTAGGAATTCTTCGAAAAAGAACATTTCCTTTTGCTTTAGGATTCTTTCGGGAGTGATAAAAGAAAAACATCCAAAGGTTTGCCCGGCAATTGGCTTATCCACTTCCAACAAATCAACATATTTAGGATTAGGCGATCCATCTTTAGCTAATTTACGATCAAATGCCAACTTTTTGGCGATATTAGATTTTGATTTTCCACTCATTATATATTAATTATTATGTTCGTTTTAAGTATTAATTTATTAAATTATTTAATTTAATTATTAATTATTAATTAATATTTATCTTTTTTATTTTCTTTTTATTTTATATATAGGATGTTTAACACGAACGAACTAATTAAGCGCGTGATCAAGTATATTGTTGAAGGTTTGATGATAGCAATTGCGGCATATGCTATCCCAAAAAAATCTTTAAATATGGAAGAAATTGCATGCCTTGCTTTAACTGCTGCGGCCACTTTTGCAATTTTGGATACATACATTCCTAGCATGGGTGTTAGTTCTAGAACCGGTGCCGGATTCGGAATTGGCGCCAATTTAGTTAAATTTCCTGGTGGATTTTAAATTCTACCTTTTCCCTACGGGTAAGGTTTCGTGAAACTTATAGCCAAACTAACATAACATAAATAATATAAATACAATTAGATAACTATATTATTCATGCATTGGGTATAAATAATATTTATTTGGCTATAAGTTTCACGAAAGCTTCGCAAAACCTTTGTAATGCCTCACAGAGGCATTGGTAAAGATGGAATTAAACAGTTGCAATAAATTCCCAATCCAATTCAACACACATTTTTTTCCATGTTTCATCTTGTTCGATCAATTTTTCGCGATCCTTTAACAAAGGGATAGAATCTAGATATTGCTCTTCCCCAAGAAGCTCACAGAATTTAAAAAGAACATAATAGTAGTTCAAAAAATTAACGCGATAATCAGGACAAGTTTTCGCATAAGGTGATTGTGTTTCCATAAAAAGATTACACAATGTTTCTTCTAATTCGGGACTAAATACAGGCGGTTTGATACCTAATTTATTTTTAATAAATGCGATGTGTTCATAATATTTATTAAATCCAAGCTTCTTTAAAATCTCTTTGGTCTTGTAATGTGTTAGTTGTTCCAAGCAAATTCGCTCTTTTTTAATCTGCAAATGTATTTGATCGATGACATCATCAGGAATTTGAGTTGTCTCTTTTCCTTGAAATTGTGCCAAAATTTCTTTGAAATGGTTGATTTTCTTGTAAGCATAGAAGCACACCTCTTTGGGCGGCTCTTTATAAGATGGTTTTTCATTTTCAATAAGATACGGAATATTTACAGCACATGCATTACAAATAAGAACACCTTCATCATCAAGCGGAATCAGTTCACCTTTAAAACAATGCTGACATACATCTGTAGATCTAACAAAAGAATTCATATCAATAAAGGTCTCATCAATATTACTGAGATATTTTTGAACAATATTTTTGTTTCTATTTTCGGTAATATTAGCATTAGAATCTTGATTATCATTTTGAATTTTAAAGAAATTAAACAATAATTGATTTTTAGAGGTATTAGAGTTTGTGTTAGTTGTAGAATTTGAATTAGAATCGATATTAGTAATATTTTTTTTGTTTTCAAAATATTCAAAAATGAATTTAGAATTATCTAGGAAATAATTATTTTTCTTGTCTTTCAGTTCTTTAATTAATTCATTAATTTCCTTGATACGATCTTTCATGTCCATAATTTGCTCTATATTGGCTGTTTTATCGAGTGTTTCAATTTTGATTTGTAAATCGACTTTTTCTTGTTTCAATTTAGGTATAGTATCAAATTCATTCTTGTCAAATTCATTGACAAACTCTTTATGCTTTCCATCTAAGGTAGTAGTATATTTTTTACAAACACGGATTTTTTTGTTAGATTTAGGCTTGAAACTAGGCATTACGATATTAATATATTAAAGAGTAATTTATTATTTAATTAGAAATAATTAGAAATATATAAATATATAAATAATCAAATAATCAAATAATCAAATAGATTATTTTGATCATTGGTTTAAAGACAAATAAAAGTTTCAGTTAATACATTAATAAACAATGAATACTGCAACAAATATTGAAATTAATATTAAAAATGATTTAGATGCTGGACAAGTGGAAATAGATCAAATAAAATTTAAGAAGATGGTATTTTTATACAATGCTTTAGATAATGGTTGGTCAATCAAGAAAAAAAAAGATTCTTATATTTTTACAAAAAATCATGAAGGGAAAAAAGAAATATTTGATGAATCATATTTGTCCATATTTATGAAGGATAACATGAATATTAATAATATTTTATCTTAAAATGTAGGTAGTGAATTAAATTAATAAAAACAATTAATTTAATTTTAGGAATATTTTTTTCTTTAGCAATATTATAAAATGGGAGGTGGTTTAATGCAACTCGTGGCTTATGGCGCACAGGACGTTTACCTTAAAAGCCTGTAGGGTAGAAAAACATCAGGGAATATCGAAAAAATAAGATATTCATAAAGCCTTTTATGGATCCAATTTAGGACCATTGATGTTAATCAGGGATTTGCATATGATCATGATCATAAGTAAAAGAATAACCCTGGTAAGAAAATCAAACTGCTTGAAACCCCTAAAGCTTATTCTACTAAACAATTATTGTGAAGTAATTGTGGCCAAGACAAAGACCTTGGGTATAGTAAAAATGAATAAGATAGTTTGAACTAACAAGTTCAATAAAATGGGCAATGAGCATCCAAGCCTCTTTAAATCAAAAAATAAATACTATTAAAAACAATATAAAATATAAAATACAAACATAGCATATAAATAAATGTCTTGCAACGAAGAAATAAAAATGGACAGAATATGTGACAAATGTGATCTTAGTTATTCAATTGATAATTATAGAAAATACAGTGAAGACAAATTCGGAAAAACATGTAAAAAATGTTTAAATGAATTAGATAAAACAAGAAAAAAAAATCTCAGACAACAAAAAGCTGAAAATACAAATGCAAAATGTGAAAAATGTCAAGAAGAAAAGGCATTAAAATGTTTTGCAAAGTTAAAGAAGTTTTATAAAAAAAAGATCTGTCTTTCTTGTTATCCTAAATTTTTAACAGAACAAAAAACTGCGTGGTGCAAAAATGAACATAATACAAATATGAATTATAGAATAAAAAAATCGTTAGCAGCACGATTAAGAACAGTTTTAGTTAAGAATGATTCAACCATGAATTATATTGGATGCAATATTCAATATTTAAGAGAGTGGTTTGAATACAATTTCACTAGTGAAATGAATTGGGATAATTATGGTTCTTACTGGTCAATTGATCACATTATACCTGTTTGTAAATTTGATTTGACTTTAGAAGATGAAAAATTAAAATGCTGTAATTGGACAAATTTAATGCCGGTTACAATTAAATTTAATTCATCAAAAAAAGAAATAGATATGAATCAAATAGATTATATTGTAGAAAAAATAAAAAAATTTAAAGAGGAAGGTTCAACGACTAAATGGTTTTCGTGTGAATTTATATTAAATAAAGAACTAGCTTTAATGAAAGAAAATAATGCAAATATGAATTCACTTTAAGATATAGTCTACTCCTTATCGAAAGATAAGGTAGAGGAATTGTACAGGAAATCCTCAGATCACCTTTTGGAAGGTGACTTACAGACGTTACACTAACTTTGCTATCGAATCAATCGAGCAAACTTTCAATGGACAAGCTGATTTCGGTCGTCGTGTTCAGTGCGTGATCAGCCGCAACGGTGATCTCGCTTACCGCACTTATCTTCAGGTTACTCTTCCCGAGATTAACCAGCTCATGGGCATTGCTTCCTTCGCCGTTGGTGTTGGATCTGGTGTCTATGCTCGTTGGTTGGATTTCCCCGGTGAGCAACTTATCGCCCAAGTTGAGGTCGAGATTGGTGGTCAACGAATTGATCGTCAATATGGTGACTGGATGCACATCTGGAATCAGCTCACCATGACTGCTGAGCAACAGCGCGGATACTTCAAGATGATTGGTAACACTACCCAGCTTACCTTCATCACTGATCCCTCTTTCTCTGAGGTTGATGGTCCTTGCGACTCCTTGGCTCCTCGTCAAGTTTGCGCTCCCCGTAATGCTCTTCCCGAGACCACCCTTTACGTGCCTCTCCAATTTTGGTTTTGCACCAACCCCGGTCTTGCCCTTCCCTTGATTGCTCTTCAATACCACGAAGTCAAGATCAACCTTGATATTCGTCCTATTGATGAGTGCTTGTGGGCTGTTACTACTTTGAGCTGCAACACCGGCGCCCAACCATCTGGTCAAACTGTGACTGCTGCTAACCAATATGCTCCTGGTCGCCCTGTGCCTGCTGCCATTGCCTACAATCAGTCTTTGGTTGCTGCCTCTTTGTATGTTGACTACGTGTTCTTGGACACTGACGAGCGCAGACGCTTTGCCCAAAATCCTCACGAATACTTGATCACTCAGCTCCAATTCACTGGTGATGAGTCTGTTGGTTCTTCTTCCAATAAGATCAAGCTTAACTTCAACCACCCCGTGAAGGAGCTTATCTGGGTTGTGCAACCCGATCAAAACGTGGATTATTGCTCATCTTTGGTGTGTGATGCCCTTTTGTTCAAGGTTCTTGGTGCTCAGCCCTTCAACTACACTGATGCCATTGATGCTCTCCCCAATGCTATCCATGCTTTCGGCGGCCCTGCTTCCGTTGCTGCTGATAGCCGAGCTTTCATTGATGCCCGTGGTCTTTTCGATGATGCCGGTGCTCTTGATTATGATATCCCTGTTGGTTTCACTGGATACTGGCACGGACCTAACAATCCTTACAATGAGGCTAATATGGGTGGTCCCCCGGTTCCTCTTTCCACTGCCACTTCCGGTGTTGATCCTGCTCTCCTTGCTCAACTTGCCAGCTTGCAGTCAACCAGCAACCATCTTGAGGGATCTGCCGTCTCTGATGCCGGCACTTTCGTGATGACTGAGACCTCTTTGGACTTGCATTGCTGGGGCCAAAACCCCGTCGTCACTGCCAAGTTGCAGCTCAATGGACAGGATCGATTCTCTGAGCGTGAAGGATCTTACTTCAGCTGGGTGCAACCTTACCAGTCTCACACTCGATGCCCTGATGAGGGTATCAATGTTTACAGCTTCGCCTTGCGCCCGGAAGAACATCAGCCCTCAGGCACGTGCAACTTCTCGCGTATAGATAACGCGACACTCCAACTTGTGCTCTCAAATGCCACAGTTGAGGGAACAAAGACCGCTAAAGTGCGTGTCTATGCTACAAATTACAACGTAAAAATTCTTAGTGCGTTGAAAAGTTACCTACAAAGACAAAGTGAGCTCTTGTCTTTGATCAAAATAGTTAAGCACTCACAAAATATGCTAGTAGCTAGTGGAATTGTCTGTTTGTGACTAAACAGCATTCTGCAAAATACCTTGTTGTTCGAGAAACCCCTTAGAGCCTTTTATACCAAGTGCTATTCCGAAAGGAAAGCATGGCGGAGACTAAACTCCGGTATGGTAATAATTAAAAGGATTGGGCAACTCGCATGCTTACTACCTAAATCCGCTATGATAGGATATGGTAGGGCGTCAGAGACTGAACGGGTGTTGGCTGTCGATGAAAGATTAACCATCTGGAGACGGCTTAAGATACAGTCCATCCACTAGGGAAACTTAGTGGGATCATAATTGGCTAAGAATTATGTCGGGTATGGGAGGATTAGCATATTCCAATTAAGTAAATTGAAATATTATTTTTCAATTAGAAATTACTTAAAATATCATTTAATATTAATTATTTTAATATTAAATTAAAAGCATTAATGTATATTATAATACTTAATGGAAATATCACAACTTTTTAATGAAATTAAAAGTGATATAGAATGTTCAATA